CAGTTATAGGAGAGAACTTAATAGGTATAACAGGAGTGGCTTTGTTAGGAACTAGCCTACTGAAGGAACACAAGGAATACCTTGATAGCTTTGACAAGGTTATTGTAGCTCTTGATCCTGACGCTATCGGAAAGACTATAGAGTATACCAAAGAGTTAAAAAGTTACTGTGACCCATCAGAAGTTTATGGACTACAGATAGAAGATGATCTAAAATACAAACGAGAAAACGACTTTAACAAACTCAGAGAAATGGTGGGTTGATATGAACGATGAACAACTAGAACTTTTTGTTATCAAAAAGACGACAGGTTTAAAGGATCATAAATTCTGTCCCAAGTGCAATGAGGAGAAACACGTTTCTTGTTTTACATTTAGAGAGCCTAAAGTAGGAAAGGCTTATAGAACAGAGTGCAAAGAATGTGAGAATAAAAAACAGGCGATACGTACACAGCTAATGAGAGAGAACCCAAAACCCATTGACCCTCAATATAGATGTCCTATCTGTGACAAAACAGAAGAGGTGTTAAAGGAGTATGATAGGTGGAATGACAGGTCAGTTTGGGTACTAGATCACAGTCATGTTACTAACAAGTTTAGAGGTTGGATATGCAATGGGTGTAACATAGGACTAGGAAGATTTAATGATAGTGTAAGCCTACTGAAACAGGCTATAAAATATTTAGAAGAGAGGTTAAACAAATGATAGAACTAGCACTAATAAGAAGTTTAATGCAGAAAGATTTTTACGATGAGCATAAGGGAAGCCGATGTCCTGATAGGTTGTTTAGTAAAGATGTCAGAAAGATTAAGGGTACGTTAGATCAAGCTATGGGTAAGCACGAGAGAAACCTATCTCTTACAGAACTACAGGCTTTATTCTTTTCAGACAATGGCACTATGACTTCAGCCAACAAAACATCTTATGAGGTTCTGTTTAATAAGCTGTCAAAAGAAGAACCAATGAACAATGATATAGCGAAAGAAGTTCTATCTAAACTGTTTCAACAAATGGTTGGTGAAGAGATAGCTAACCTTGGGTTTGATTATGTGAATGGAACTAAGAGTAACCTTGAACCACTACACAATATATTAGATAGCTATCAAGATGACTTCACTCCTAGCTTTAAGTTTGAAGGTGATGACATTAGTTTTGATACCTTGGTTGAGCATCTCAATGTTAAGTATCAATGGAAGTTCAACATACCTTCATTAGCTAGACGAGTAGAGGGGCTGAGTGGGGGACACTTTGTTATTGTAGGGGCTAGACCTAACACAGGTAAGACTTCCTTTCATGCTAGTATTATAGCATCAGAGGGAGGGTTTATAGATCAAGGGGCTAGGTGTGTGGTATTATGTAATGAGGAAGCGTACAAGAGAGTTGGTTTACGCTACCTGTATTGCAAATCTAACATGTCAAGTGACCAAGTGTTAGAGAACAGAAAGGTGGCACTCAGTCGGTATGAACCTGTAAAGCAGTTGTTGTCTATTAAAGATGCAACGGATAAGAGAATGGACTACGTGGAGCAACTAGCTAAGAGCGTTAACCCTGACATTATTGTGCTTGATATGGGCGACAAGTTTGCAAGTATGGGTTCAGAAAGATCAGACATCTATTTAAAGGAGGCGGCAATTCATGCAAGGAACATCGCCAAGAAGTACAACTGTGCTATAATATGGATGTCACAACTATCAGCAGAGGCAGAAGGTAAGATAAACGTGAATCAATCTATGCTTGAAGGTAGTAAAACAGGAAAGGCTGCAGAAGCTGATTTGATGTTATTAATTAGTAAGAACCCTGACATTGAGGGGCAGGATAGTAATGATCCACAACGGCACATCAGATTAGCCAAGAACAAACTAACAGGATGGCATGGCACAGTTCATGTCGAACTAGATGTAGAAACAGGGAGGTATTCAGCATGAAAGATGAACATGTAAAGTGGAGAAGGTATCCTAACGAGACAGAGGAGGAGAAGAAAGAACGTAGAAAAAAATTACAAAGGGCTTACTTTAAAGAGTGGTATCTCAGGGTAAGAAGGAAAGGTGTTCCATTCGTTCCTTTATCTAAGGAGCAAGTAAAGGAAAATAAAAAGAAATGGGCTAGAAATTACCGTAAGAAAAATAGGGACATGTTGTTAGCAAAAGAAAGAAAAAATAGAGCTGAAAATCCTGATAGGTACAGGGAATACGTTAGAAAATACTATGAAAAAAACAAGGAAGCTATAAACAAGAGAGTAGTTCAAAGAAACTTAGAGATGTATCATAGAAGAAAGCATGATCCTGAATATAGATTGAAAAGGTTACTTAGGTTGCGTTTATATTATGTAGTTAAAAAAGGATATAAAAAAGACTCAGCTTTATCCTTGGTAGGATGTTCTATGGAACAGTTAAAGAAACATTTAGAAAGTAAGTTTGAAGAGGGTATGAGTTGGGATAATTGGACTAGAAACGGTTGGCACATAGACCATATAATACCTTTGAGTAGCTTTGATATGTCTAAAGAAGAGGAGCAAAAAAAGGCTATGCACTATACTAATTTACAACCTTTATGGGCAAAAGATAATATGAAGAAGGGAAGTAAGACAGATTGGAGAAAATGTAATGAAGATAATACTTGATGTAGAAAACACGACAACTAAACGAGATGGCAAGTTACATCTTGATCCATTTGAACCTGACAATTCTTTGACGCTCGTTGGTATAATGGATCATATTAATCAGGACGAAAAAACTATATTTGTATTTGACCATAAGGAAAAAACTATTGAGGACGATGATTCACAGCAAAGATTACAAAGAGTTCTTGACAATACAACACTCCTGATAGGACACAACTTACAGTATGACTTACAGTGGTTGTGGGCTTGTGGGTTTAAATATAGTGGAGAAATATTTGACACTATGCTAGGTGAATATATATTACAACGTGGGCAGAAACAATCTGTGAGCCTGGAAAACTGTGCAATACGATACGATCTTAATATGAAGAAATCAGATACACTCAAAGACTATTTTAGTAGGGGTTTTCAAACAGATGAGATACCTCTTAAAGAGTTGTCGGAATACTTAACACAGGACTTAGTTGTGACGAGGGCTTTGTATTGGAGATTGCTAGACGAATACGCCAAGCCTGAGAGCCAATCGTTAGTCAAGGTAAGGGACATTACTAACAACGTATGTAAGACATTAACGAGAATGTACATGAATGGTTTTAACATAGACAGGAAAGCTTTACAGGATGTGCGTTGGGACTTTGAGGATGAACTAGTTAAGATAGAGAGACGACTAAACGCACAAGTAAAAGAACTAATGGGCGACACTCCTATCAATCTTAACTCTCCTGAGCAAGTAAGTCAGGTTATATACTCTAGGATACTGAAGAACAAGAAGCAGTGGGCTGTTGCTTTTGACCATGTGGAAAACAAGGATGACTTTAGACAGTCTGTTAAAGATAATAGTTCTATGATGGTGAAGACTAAGGCTAGTGTCTGTCAGAAGTGTTACGGAAAAGGCAAGGTGTATAAGACTAAGAAAGATGGTCAACCTTTTGCCAAGCCAACTCGTTGTCCTGAGTGCGATACAAGAGGGTACAAGCTAACCAAACTGAAGCACATGGCAGGGCTAGGGTTCTTCCCACCATCAAAGGATTGGGTTAGTGCTAATGGTTTCTCTACGAGTAAAGGTAACTTAGAGAGCCTTATCAATATAGCCAAGACAAAAGGTATGACAACAGCAGAAACTTTCTTGACAGACCTGAAGAGGCAGAGTGCTATATCAAGCTACCTGTCAGCCTTTGTCGATGGCATAGAGCATTACACTAAGGACGATGGGTTGCTACACGTTAGCCTTACACAGCATGTCACAGCTACAGGACGCTTTAGTGGACGCAATCCTAACATGCAAAACATGCCTAGAGGTGGTACGTTTCCTGTTAAGAAAGTGTTTACATCTCGTTGGAACAGCGAGCAGTTTGGCATGAAGGGTAAGATACTTGAAGCTGACTTTGCACAGTTAGAATTTAGAGTTGCAGCATTATTGTCACAAGACAAAGTAGCGATGCAGGAAGTGTCTACAGGTTTTGATGTTCACTCCTACACGGCTCAGATTATCTCTGAGGCAGGACAACCAACATCTAGGCAAGAAGCTAAGGCACATACCTTTGCTCCTCTCTACGGAGCGACAGGGTATGGCAGAACCAAAGCTGAGGCTGAGTATTACACACACTTCATGGACAAGTATAAAGGCATAGCCAAGTGGCATAAGAAGTTAGGTGACGAGGCTATCAACCTTGGAAGAATAAAGATACCGTCAGGTAGGCAGTACGCTTTCCCTGATGTAGAGAGACGGAGAAGTGGAACTCCAACCCACTTTACCATGATTAAGAACTACCCTGTTCAAGGCTTTGCCACAGGTGACATAGTTCCTATTGTATTGTTGGAGATAGAAAAACTATTAAAGATAGATAGTTTGAGGAGTGTACTAGTAAACAGTGTGCATGATTCTGTGGTGTTAGATGTTCATCCTGCAGAAGTAGAGCAAGTTCTAAACATAATACGTCAGGTCAACAAGAACTTGAAGATGATAATAGAAAGTCATTACGACATTGATGTAAATGTTCCAATGCTATTAGAATCTAAAATAGGAGATAATTGGCTTGACGTTAAAGATGTAGTCTGATAAAATTCGAAACATAATATAAGGAGTATATAACAGTGGAAAACACATTATCAGTAATAGGAAAATCCCCTGCCGATCTAGCAGAACTAATGGGGATGTCAAATGTCCCTGCGAAAAGCACATCAGCTTTAGCAGAGATTAAGCAGGTTCATCAGAATGTGATGGGTACAAAGCAAGTTGATGGTGAGACTATGGAAGTTGCCATCGTCAAAGCAGGAGCGTACTCTGTAACTTTCCCTGATGACACTGTGTATTACAGCGATACGATAACTATCCGTCCGTTTATGCAACGCTTTCAGTTTCAGCGTTATGATAAACACTATCAGAAACCTGATGGGGGGGAAGGACGGATGTTACGTACTGTAATGGCAACGTCTTTGAATGGAGACTTGAAGGATAACTACGGAGGGTTTAACTGTGGTAGACCATCAGGTTATGTTAAGGACTTCAATTCGTTGCCACAAGAAACACAAGACCTTATGAGATCAACCGATAGGTTCAAGGTTATCTTTGGTCTGTGTACACTCGACAAGCCTAAGGATGCCGATGGTAAAGCAGTTAAGGTTAAAGAGTTCCCTTTCTTGATGAGGATTAAAAACAGAGATAGTTTTAAAACTATGACTGATATGTTTAGTCAGATTCAAAGGAAGAACAGGCTTCCTATTCAGCACCTTCTACACTTGTCGTCTGAAGTAAAGAGTATCCCTAGTGGAGCAACCTATGGTGTGGTAACAGCAAAGCTAGGTGAGTTAGTAGAGATCACCACAGACGATCAAGAAGTGTTGAACAACTTTGTTGAGTGGGTAGAATCTATGAACTCAATCACAATAAGCAAATGGGAGGAGCATCGCAGACCTGAGGAGTTGTCTGACGATGAGTCTGAAATAGTTGCTAACGTAGTTGAGATTGACGAGTAGATGAACCATCCTGCAGAACTGGCGATTCATTCTTTCTTACAGAAAGTTATGCTAGGTGAAACTAGTATGGATAAGGCTATCGTTGACCTCGTAGCCAAGGATGTAAGTGAGGCTATGTCTCGCCAATTCTCAGGAGAGAAGAGGACTTTTAAACTACGCATGTCTAACCTTGGACGTAAGAGGTGTCAGTTGTGGTTTGAAAAGAACTCTCCTGAGTCTAAGTTAGCTGATTCACCATTCTTTATTATCAACATGATATTGGGGGATATCATTGAGGCTGTATTTAAGGGCTTACTTAGAGCGTCAAATGTTGAGTTTGAAGATGCTGAACATGTCCAACTAAAGACTAAACAAAAGAAGATAGATGGTACGTATGACTTAGTTTTAAATGGCAAAGTTGATGACGTTAAATCTGCTTCTCCTTGGGCTTATGAAAATAAGTTCGTAGACTTTGCTACACTACAAAGCAAAGACAGCTTTGGTTATATCTCACAGCTTGTGGGGTATGCCAAGGCTAAAGGTGTGCCTGTCGGTGGTTGGTGGGTAGTTAATAAGGCTAATGGTAATTTTAAATATGTGAGTGCTAGTGATGTAGATATGGACTCTGAGTATGAGAAGATAGAGGACACCATATCCTACATTGAGAATGATGAACCTTTTGAAAGATGTTATGAACCTGTAGAGGAAACATACTATGGCAAGCCTAGTGGTAATTTAAAACTTGGTATAGAGTGTAGCTTTTGTAACTTCAGAGAGAAATGTTGGGATGATTTAAAAGTTCTACCTTCAAAGGTATCAAGGTCTAGCAATCCACCTTTAATAAACTACGTTAAGTTAGCTGATGCCCAAGATACAATTTAGGAGCAAGTTTGAGGAGAGCGTAGCAAAGGAGTTGCGCCTTCTCAAGCAAAGGATTCGATATGAAAAGATGTCTATCAGATACGCAGTACAAATGTTTAGACTCTATAAGCCTGACTTTGTACTTAACAATGGTATTATTATTGAGGCGAAAGGGTGGTTCAGACCGAAAGATAGGGTGAAGCATCTGTTAATACAAGAGCAATACCCTGAGTTAGATATACGCTTTCTATTTCAGAACGCATACAACTTTATCAACAAAGGGTCAAAGACTAGATATTGTGATTGGTGTGATAAATATGGATTTAAATGGACAGATAAGGAGATACCTAAAAAATGGTTGACAGAAAAGAAGAAGCGAATACAACTAGGAACACTGAGCAAATGGAAGTAGATAGAGTTAACAGCCCTCCACACTACAACAATGGTGGTATGGAGTGTATAGACTATATTCAACAGCAATTAGATGAACACTTTTCTTCCTATTGTCAGGGCAATGTGATAAAATATCTCCACAGATGGAGGTACAAGAACGGTGTTGAGGATTTAAGAAAAGCAGAGTGGTATTTAAAAGCCATGATTAGGGACATAGAGAACAGGAGTAGGATCGAATGAAGTTTAAGATTACAGCAGAGGTTGAAATAGACGATGAGTCTAGCCATCTACCTGTTACCTGTGACTCAGCATCAAAGAAAAAAGAGGGGGAAAAAGTTATATCTGATATAGTTAAAGATCTTCTCTACGATATGGACGACATTGAAATTAACAGCATAAAGGTGACAAAGGTATGAACGATTATCAAAAATTTATAGCTATATCTAGGTACGCTAGATGGCTACCAAACGAAAACAGAAGAGAAACATGGGAAGAAACAGTCAATAGATACGTTGACTTCATGTCGTTAAAGGTTAAGGGACACTTGCCTGTACAACAAATAAAAGATGCTATAACCAAGCTAGAGGTTATGCCTTCTATGAGAGCATTGATGACAGCAGGTCTTGCCCTTAAGCGAGACAACACAGCAGGATACAACTGTAGCTACCTGCCTGTTGATGACCCAAAGTCTTTTGACGAGGCGATGTACATACTATTGTGTGGTACAGGTGTTGGGTTCTCTGTAGAGAGACAATATGTCGATCAACTACCTGAGATACCACAAACAATAGAACAGGTGGACACTGTTATAGATGTGCAGGATAGCAAAGAGGGATGGGCAAAAGCATTACGTAAGCTCATAGGACATTTGTATATGGGGGAGTCTCCACATTGGGACGTATCAAAGGTCAGACCTGCAGGTTCTAGGCTACAAATATTTGGTGGTAGAGCATCAGGACCTGCCCCTTTGCTTGATCTATTTAACTTTACAACAGCCTTATTTAAGGACAACGTAGGACGCAAGCTGTCGAGCTACGACTGTCACAATCTGATGTGCAAGGTTGGGGAGGTTGTAGTGTCAGGTGGTGTTAGACGTTCTGCTATGATAAGCTTGTCTAATCTATCTGATGGACGTATGCGACACGCTAAGTCAGGGCAGTGGTGGGAAACAACACCACAGATGGCATTGGCTAATAACTCTGTATGCTACACCGACAAGCCTGATGGTGAGACATTTCTAAGAGAGTGGACATCTCTTGTTGAATCTAAGTCAGGAGAGCGTGGTATATTTAATAGAACATCTGCAAAGGAACAGGCAAAGAAGTTTGGCAGGAGAGATGCTGACCATGAGTTTGGTACTAATCCTTGCAGTGAAATAATACTTAGACCTTATCAGTTCTGTAACTTAACGGAAGTAGTGATACGAGAGAAAGATAAGTTTGAAGATCTGAAGAGGAAGGTAATGCTTGCGACTATACTTGGTACAGC